AAGGGCAGAGGGGCGCAGGTCAGGTCTTCAGGGAGCCGTCCGCGGCCCACGTGTCGGGGATCAGCCGCTCCAGACCCATCTCTTTGGCGCGGCGCATGATGAACCGCCGGACCTTCCGGCGGCCTTCCTCGCCGCCCTTGGCGCGGCCGACCGCGCGGATCGCGTTCTCCAGGTCAGCCCTGGTCGCGATCGGGAACCGGCCGGGACGGTCCTGACCGGGGGCGGGCATCGCCTTACCCTGCTTCACCAGCCGCCGCAGCGGCTCCGCGCGATAGTCCGCCACAACACACACCCCCCGAAGGGCTGCTAGTCCTGCTGGCGCTGCTTCTCCCAGTGCTGCCGCCACGCGTTCACTGCGGCCTTGCCGGACTTGCCTTGTGTCACCCGCAGCCACTCGGCGTACAGCTCGTCGGCGCGATCCAGCCGCGGATCGTCCGCATCGAAGATCGGGACCGCGACACAGCCGCAGTGGTCGTGCCACTTGAACTGCCCCGGCCCGGTGAACCGGCGGTTCTTCGCACGGCCCGCGGTCTGCGCGGACTTGTACACCGCGCCGCGGGACGCGAGCATCAGGCACCAGGAGCACGCGTCCCCGTCGGTGATCCGCATCCACCCGATCGCCGCGTCATCGCCGTCGACCGCGTCCCGGATGACCTGCCGGCCACCCTCCGCGGCGAGCCGTGTCGCCGACCCGGCGAGGTTCACCGCCATCGTGTCGATGGCCTGGGTGGGTGTTTGACCGGCGCGGATCGCACGCTGATACGAGGCGATGCCCGTCGCGGTCAGGTTCGACTCCACCCGCTCGTCGTCGAGGTCGGGTGGACCCACGCCAGCAATGCGGCCCAGTTCGGCCCAGACGTCGTCCTCGTCGTCGCTGTCGAGCCCGAACTCGGCCTCAAGCTCACGTTCGGGAATGTCCACGTCGACCCGCTCGGTGTCGGGTTCACGGTCCACATGGTCGAGGACGTCCCGCACCGGTTCACGATCCGGCACCTGTGGCGCCTGCACCGCCCTCCTCGGCACCGGCGCGGCGCGGCGAGCCTGCCGGCCCGGTGGGCGCACGTGCACGGCCCGCACGTCGAGGTAGTAGCGGGCCCCGAGGGTCGCCGACACCGACCGGCGGGCACGGATCAGCGCGTCAAGCTGCGTTTTGGTGACCGTCCAGGACGGGCCCGGGCTCGACGGCATGAACAGCTGCCGCACCAGCAGAATCAGGTCCCTGGTCAGGGTGGTCGCTAGGAGCCGTTGACGCGCCACATACGCGGCGGTGAGCGCCGCGACCGCGGCCTTTTCAGCGCGCGTCGCCATCGGCGGCCACCAGGTCAGCCTCACGCTCCTGCTCGGGCTGCTCCGCGTCCTCACCAGCGGCGGCGCCGTTCATCTGCCGGTCGATACGGGCGTTGAGCTGCTGAATCGCGTCACCGCGCGCCGCGGCGGCCTTCCACCGCTTCACGTCGGTCTGGGTGACGCCAGGGATCCGCTCCCACAGCTCCTCCGCCGGGACCTGAAGCATCTGCGTGAGCTTGCCGAGCGCGTCCACCGTCTGCGCCAGCGACCGGGACTCGGTGTCGCGCCACACGATCTGCGCGGCGGTGTCCAGCCACCCTTCCTCGTCACCGGCGGCGAGGGACGCCAGCCGGAGCGTCTGCTCGTGCGACTCCCCCAGCGTCGCCTTCCGCTCCGCCACCTTGGAGTTCAACCCGTCCCGCGCGCTGTTGAGCGCGTCCGCGGACAGGTTCGTCATCGCGCCGAGGAGGTGATGCGGCGGGGTCTGCGAGATCGTCGCGATGTGCCGGATCGTCTCCTCAATGCTCTTGAGGTAGCCGGACAGGTCCGTCTGGGCGAACTCGCCGAACTTCGTGTCGGGGTCCTCAGCGACCCACAGGCGGTCGACCGCCGCGGCGAACGGCGCCTTCGGCCGCCCATTCTCGTCCTCGGCGACCATCCCGGACACGTAGCGCTGCCGGAACGCCGCGAACTGCTCGGCCATCATCCGGCCGAACGTTGTGGAGTTGAGCTGGTCCTGAAGGTCGAACAGCGGCTCGATCTCGCCGCGTACGCAGTCGTCGCCGTCCAGGTCGTCGCCGTTGAGGTACCGCACGACCGGGCACACACCCAGCCCGTGCGTCCGGACCGCGTCGTCACCATCCACCAGGCGCAGCTTGTCCCGCTGATCTGGGCTGTTCACCAGCCGGTACCGGGACGTGTCGTCGTACAGGTCGACGACGGTGCGGGTCTTGCCGGGCGCGACGTTCTCCTGCCGGACGTCCACCGCGTACATCGGCCACTCGTCGTCAACAGGGTCCGCGTAGAACGCAGTCATCCGCCGCGGCGACTTCGGGGTAATGACGGGCATCTTCTGGTCCGCCATCCGGCCCGGAAGCACGAGCGTGTACGCCACCCCGTACTTCAGCGTCGCGCGGTGCAGGCTGTGCTGACGGCCGTCCATCCGGTTGGCCTGCCAGTAGGCCCACGCCTTCGCGTTCTTCGATGACCGCTCCGGCCGGTACCCGTCCACGAAGAGGGACTGGGCGACCACGGTCACCACGAGCGGGAGAATGTTGACCTTGGCGCGCTTGATCAGCCACCGGTACTCCTGCCGCGCACCCCGCGGCACATACACCGAGTCCTGCCGGCCCGACACGTAAGCGGCGATCTTCCGCAGGCGACGCTGCTCGTCGTCCCGCATCGCCAAAAGCTTCCTCGCCGTGTCGGCGGCCTTCGCCTCAGAGAGCGCCACAGCACCCCCTCGGCGGTCACGAGAAGCCGTACACCCTGCCTGTGCGCTGCCGCTTCGTCTTCCGCCGCTTGTAGGCGTCCGACCCCAGCAGCAGCCGCCGAACCATCCGGACCCCGACCACGCACACCGCCGCGTCGACCTTCATCGACGAGTCCGGGGTCTCCTTACCGATCGACACGCCCCACCGGTTCGGGCGGCGCCGCGCGTTCGCGACATGCCGCGCCACCGCCGCGTTACCGTCGTGCGTGAACGCGCGCTCCCGGATCTCTGTCTCGGTGAGCTCGCACGCCATCGTGAAGTCGTACACGTGGGACCGCATGTCCCACGCGATCGGCTCCGGTTGCTTACCGCTCGGTACCGCTTTGATCAGCAGCCGCTCGGCATACCGCTCCGGCCACGTCAGCTTGACGAAGGACTCCCACTCCTTGACGTCCGCGAAGAACCCGAGCACGTCCCAGCGTTGGAACGCCTGCTCCACCGCGGCGTCGACCTCGTACACCGGGACCACGTCCTCGGTGGTGTGGGTCGGGTCCGGCTCCCACACCCCGAGCGTGAAAACGTGCCCGTCCGACACGCGGCACCCCAGCAGCGCCGTCGCGTCCCGGGACTTGGAGCCGTCGAAGAACAGGACGATCTCCTCGCCGTCCGCGACGACCTTCGTCACGTCCGTCAGCACGGTCCACGCCTGCGGCTCCACCCACGCGTCCGCCGGCGCGGTCGGCCAGTTCAAGTACTTGCGTTTGGAGTCGTCCGGGCGGGCCGACTTCCGCCAGATCCGCTGCATGATCGGCCGGACGTCGACCTTCCCATCCGGGCCGCGCTTCCACTCGCAGTCCCCGTACACCCACTCCAGGGCCCGCCGCAGCGAATCCGGGTCCGCCATGTCCGTGTCCGGCGGCGCGATCCGCGCGGCATACAGGATCCGGGCCTCGCCTCGCAGGCGGCCTTCCTCCTGCGCGACCCAGTCGTCCCAGGTCGCCTCCGCAACCGATCCGGCGCCCGGGCGCCATGCGTTCGACGTCTCCAGCAGCCGCGCACCCGATTTCGCGAGGTTGTCCGCCAGCGTCGCCATGAGGTCCGGGCCACCCGTCGCGGGCAGCCAGTGCTCCGTCTCGTCCCCGACGATGAAGGATGCCTCCGCGCCCTCCGCGGCGGTCGCCGACGAGGTGATGACCTCAAGCGTCCCCTCGGGCAGCTTGTAGTACTGGGTCTTGCCCGGGTCGAGGCTGTACTCCTCCACGATCCGGGACCGCTTCGGTGCGAACGCGCGCACCATCCGCATCGTGTTCGCCGTCTGCGACTCCGCTGTGGCCGCGATCTGCACCCACGGCATGTCCACCGGCCGGCCCGCGCACCCGCCCGGCAGGCGGGAGTCCTTCCGCGCCAGCCGCACCGGCGCGCAGAACTCAATCAACGCGAGCACCGCCGCGAACGGCGACTTCCCCGACCCCTTCGCGAGACGGCGGGCACCATGGTTGA